TATAATGGATAATGGGAGAAAGTATTAAGAGTTTATTTAAACCCACCCATCCACGAAAATATAAAGGAAATCCTAATAATATTATCTGTAGGAGTACGTGGGAAAGAAAATTCTGTCACTACTGTGACCGAAGTGAAAATATTTTAGAGTGGGGTAGCGAAGAATTTTGGATACCCTACCGTGCTCCTGATGGTAAACCTCGTCGTTACTTCCCTGATTTTATCATAAAAGTAAAGGAAAGTACAGGTGATCTTAAAACATATGTGATTGAAGTTAAACCTGCCAAGCAAACTAGACCTCCTCTACCACGTAAAAGAGTATCTAAATCCTACCTCTACGAAATGAAAACCTATGCAGTTAACCAAGCAAAATGGAAAGCAGCAAAGGAATGGTGTGCTGATAGAAGGATTGAATTTAAAATTATTACTGAAAGAGAACTAGGACTTAGGTCATGACAGACTCATTCGGATTTCAAGAAGCACTAGACCAGGAAGTTGACCTAGAACATAACCCTACTCAACGTGTAGAAGAACTTAAGGCAAGAGTTCTACAAGGTAATGTGAATGACCCTGAAGATATTATGCTCCTCATCATGGAGATCTTTACCATTCAGGAGATCGTTCCAGAAGCAGGTAAGTTCTATACCTTTATATACAATGCTAAGACCCCTAACATTAGTTACGATCAACACCCTTTGATTGCTTGTGTAGAAGTATTCCGGTGGGGATTCAGAGGACTGAACTTTCACTGGCAAAACTATAGAAATTATACCTGGGAAGAGCTACCCGGACAACTGCATGTAGTAGAGTTCCAAGAACTCGATGAACTACTTGCATTACAGTATGGAAAATTCATCCTAAATAACTAAAAAATAGTATAAATGTCAGCAGCAACTGTAGTCAGTGGTATAAGCGTCACAAGAGTAGGAACTTCTGTGAGAAATAAAAAGTCGATTTATACTGCCACGGAAGTAACGAGGACAGGAGATCCTGCTGTATATACAACAGAAATAATAAGATATAGTGATGCAAAAGGAAATAACCCAGTAACAATTGGAACAAGAGATACTAAGACAGGAAAAATAAGTTTTAATGCTGATGCATCAGCAACTGAAAAAAAGTATTCAGCAACCCTAGGTAAAACATCCACTGTACAAATAAGTTCTGTAGCAGATAGTATTGTACTCAATGCATCTGATAAGGCATTACTGAATGCTTCTGCTGGCCAGAGTAATCAAGCACTTGGATCTGGGGTACAAAACCGCAGACCAGTAGGAGGACAAGGAGGAAATAAATCTCGTTACAGTAGTGGAGTCGCTGGAGCAGCTAACGATATTCAATCACAAGATGCTGCTAACATTATAAACAAAGCTAAATCTTTATTTGGAGGAGGCAGATCAGGTGGAGGTAGTGCTCCTTTAATATTTCCATCAGCTCTGAGTTCAATAGACAGAGACATTATCAAATTTAGTATGATGGAGTACCGTCCAAGTGGAATGGGATCAGCATCTGGGGGAGACGGTTCCATAGCATCTATGGGAACAGGAAGAGCAGGAAAAGGAAAGATTCTTGGTTCGGTAGTTCTTCCTGTACCTGCTGGTATTAATGATACCAATACCGTAGACTGGGGTAAGGCTACTATGACTCCTCTAGAAGCAGCATCTGCTAATATTGCTCTGGAAGGAATACAAAAAGGACTTGGAAAAGCCGGTGAAATGGCGGCCGCAGGACTTGAGGAAGCAAAGAAAAATGCAGACGAAGTTAAAAAAGGACTTGCTTCTACCATAGCTGCAACAGCATCTGGGATTGGAAAACAAGCCCTCCAGAGAGGAGAAGGAATGGTAACAAATCCTAACATGGAATTACTATTCAATGGTCCTAGTCTAAGGAGTTTCAGTTTTAACTTTAAACTATCACCAAGAAGCGCAAGAGAAGCACAAACAGTTATTAAGATCTTAAGATTCTTCAAACAAGGAATGTCACCAATCAGAAGTGATGCAAACTTCTTCCTTAAAGCACCTAATACATTCAAACTAGAATATAAAAAAGGTGGAAATAAAGGTCAAGAACATAGATACTTAAATAAATTTAAAGAATGTGCTCTTCAAACTTGTGGCGTTCAATACACTCCAGATGGCACATACAATACCTTTAGTGATGGTGTAATGTCTTCTTATAGTCTTCAACTAACATTTGGTGAACTTGAACCAATCTTTAGTGATGATTATGATAAAGTTAGCGGCAACAGCATAGGTTACTAACATGTCAAATTACTTCAGAAAACTTCCAGACTTTGAATATGTTAGTCGTCTACCTGATGCTAAGATATCAGATTATATTACTGTCAAAAATATCTTTAAAAAGAATGAACTAAGTAAAGATATTATAGATGAAGCAACAGTCTTTACTGAATATCAAATTGTAGGTGATGACAGACCAGATAACGTTGCCTTTGAAATTTATAAAGACTCAAGTCTAGACTGGTTGATTCTTTTATGTAATAATATTATCAATATTCAAAGTGAATGGCCTCTCCTACAAAATGATTTTGATAGATTTCTTTTAGATAAGTATGCCATTTTTGATACCACATTATACACATCAGCATATAATTATTTGTATAGTGGAATTCATCACTATGAAACTAAAGAAATAAAAGATAGTAATGGTGTAGTAGTAGTTCCTCAAGGTCTTGAAGTAGCATCTGATTACTCAATTACCTATTGGGATACTACAGTTAATGGATACGTAGCACAAACCGATGTACCTACCCCAGTTACTAACTATGAATATGAATCAGATATTGAGAATAGAAAAAGAAATATTAGAATTTTAAAACCCATTTATTTAAATATAGTTCGGGATGATATGAAGGAACTGATGACATATAAAAAAGGTGGCACTCAATACGTGAGCACCACCCTGAAAAGAGGAGAAAATATTAAACTATATCAGTAACTACTCATTAGCAAGTTTCTGGAAATAACTTAGAGCATTGTCCTCATCAACACTCTCAGATGCTACAGGAGCAGGTGCTTTAGATTTGAAGTCCGGTGTGAATGAACCACGACCTTCACTCTCATCCTCAAGCTCTTCGTCTACACGACGTTGAGCAGGTCTCTGTCCTAGAACATACTTGAGACGCTTCTCCAAGTCATCATAAGACTTGAATTGATCTGCAGCAACTAATGCTTGAAGAGAGTACTCTTTATTCCAGAGTGCTTCTAGAGCATCTTCATCCTCTAGCAAAGGTGATACTTCAGCGAACTCTGACTTGTCATAGTTCCAGTAACCATCCTTCTTGACGATCTTCAACTTGAAGTTTGCGCCTTGCCAGAAGTCAAAGGGATTGATTGGAGTTTCATCCTCAAATTCTGGTTGCATTGCTTCCATGATCTTATCAAAGATCTTCTTACCAAACTTGTAAAGGAATACACCACCCTCATTTTGAGGATTGGTAGGATCTTTTACAACGTAGATATTTGCATAGTAAGAAAGCTTGCGCTTCTGCTTACGAACGACATCTTTATCAGATTCATTACCACTGTTCCATAGTTCACGGTTGTAATCGGAAACAGGATCTTTACCACCAGTTGTGGTTAAAGAATTTTCTATGTACCAACCACCAGGTCCTTGGAATGCATGTGAATACATCTTAGCCCAGGGAAGATCTTCCCCTTCTGGTGCTGGTAAAAAACGTAGAACCGCAAAACCATTACCGGTTTTGTCTACTTCTGGTTTCCAGAGACGGTCATCACCACCTCCACCAGTATTGTTCATCTTCTCTACTTCTTTGACTAACTTCTGGGTCAGTGAACCAAGAGAAGATTTCTTTTTTAAGTCTGCAAAAGACATTAGATTACCTCGGATTTTTTGAGATTTGGCTTGTGTGTACCTTGTTATTCTACAGCGGAAACTGGTCCCTGTCAACTGAATTCTTCATGACCTTCACCATCTTCATCATATCATTAAAGACAATATTCATATCAACATTAGTAGGAAGACCCATGTCAGCAGCACCTTGAGTGATAGTGTCCTTCATCTTCTTTGCTTCAGGATCATCTGATAAACTCAAACGAGTATAGACAATCTTTTGCTTTTCAATAAGAGTCTGCAGTATATCAATATGATATAACTGATCTTCCTTAGACATTGATGGGAACTTAAAGAAGTTTCCATAAACTTCTTCTTGTAGTTCCTGGATCTCCGCCAATTCAGCACGAACAACTTCAGATTGAAAGAACTCACTCATAATACAGTTGCCTGTAGGATTTTTTTATAATTTGGTACATTAATATTTAGGAAAGGAGAGTACTTTTTCATCTTAAGACTGACGGTTTCCCATACAGGAATACTCAGTTTT